ACTTGCTATATACAGAACGTGGAGTGATATATGTACTACCGAAATTGAAGGAGGTAGACATAGGATGCAGATCAAGTACCATTTGGAAGGCAGCGAGCGCAAGGCTCTTCTAGCCGCAATGCGTGAAATTCTGCAGGACGCGCCCAAGTACATGGGGCCGCCGAGCTTCGCGTTCATCGTCGGGCCGTACACCATCGACCGGCATGGGACGCTGAACTGTCCGGATGATGTGGACACGGCGCAGATCGAAATGCTGATCCACGAACTGGAACACGACGGATTCATCGGCGAGTGCGTCGGCGAACCGGCGCAAAAGCAGGAGCGTACCACGGTTGAAGCGGTGGAGGAACCGGACCGGCTGGCGATCGAGATACCGAAGGGCGGCATGACACCGACCGCCTTGGAAAATCTGCGGCGGCTGATAGTAAGCAAAGCTACACTGCTGAAGAAAGCGCTTGGCACGGACAGCCTGCCGATTACGGAGCATGCGGACAGGATCGAGTTCGGGTGGTTTCGCCCGACCGGCGACCAGACGGAGATGACCGCCTATTATCAGCTCATAGAGAAACTCTGCGAAATGGCGAAAGCGCAAAAGCGCGTAACCGCCACCGAACAGCCGGTGGAGAACGAAAAATACGCGTTTCGTTGCTTCCTACTGCGGCTCGGATTTATCGGAGTGGAGTACAAGGAGCCGCGGAAGATTCTGCTGAAGAATCTTTCCGGCAACGCGGCGTTCAAAGGCACGCCGGAGAAAGAGGACGCAAATGAGTAACGGATTTTTCGCGGCATACGGTGCCGGATTGAACCGCACCGAGATGGCGAAGCGCTGCCCAACGGCGAAGCCGATCGGCTCTGCGGAATTGAAGAATTACAGGTTGGCGTTTCGCGGAGGTCATGCTTGCGCGACTGCAACGATCGAAAAGGAAAAGGGGGCGAACGTCCCCGCGCTGCTTTGGGAAATTATTCCGCAAGACGAGCCGGCGCTCGATCGGTGGTTTGGCGTACCGGGATCGTATCGCAAAGAAACGGTCAAAGTACGTGTAAACGGTACAACTGTGACCGCACTTACCTACGTCATGATTGGAGGAAAACCGCTGAACAAGCCAAGCGCTTTCTACTACAGCACGGTTTTGGAAGGGTACAAGGCGGCGGGGCTCGACACGGAGTTACTCAAGACGGCCGTGAATCGAAACGAGGAGGAACCCGAACATGAGTAAATCGGCATGCGAAGCATATGCCCGGGCGATTACCAAGCTCACAGAGAAAGCGCTCCGGCTGAATGCGTATTTGGAGACGCTAAGCGGCATGGGTGACGGCGCCACGTGGGGCGACGTCGCGGAAGCGAACCGCTTGTGCGAGCAAATGGACCGTTTGCTCGAAGCGACCGAATAAACCGAACCGGGGCGAACACGGAGGCTCACGCGGGCCTCCGTTTGCATAGGGTAAAACTGTGATGCCGATGCGGTGAGCAGGCTCTGCAATAGCGCAGGATTATCAACTATTCTGTAATAAATGACTTGCTATTTTCTTCGACTAGAGTGATAGATACACTACACCAAACGGACGGAGGAACACACCGTGAAAACCACGCAAGAAGCGATTCGCACCCTGCAAAAAACCGGCGAGTACACTTTTTCGGGATTAAGCCGCGAAGAGAGCCGGGCCGCGGCAGCGGAGCTCGCAAAGGCTGCGATGAAAGCCGACAGAGCCATTGGAATTACAAGCCGATATGGAATTGCCAGAGACGCTTTCGGATACTACAGCGCGCGTCAGATTAGCGACTAAGAACAAAGATACGGAGGGCGAGGCTATGTGGATCAGGAGAACGATAGACGATTATGATTTTCGGATCAAGCAATACTGCGCAAAGTCCAAATTCGGGATCGATGAAGGTCGAATTTCGAAACTGGAAATCTGGAAAGACGGCGAACTGTTGTCCCAATACGACAGGGGATGGGTCAAGAAACCACGTAGCGCTAAAGTAAAGGCGGTTTTCGAGGAGATTTTGAGACAACACAACTAACCAAACGTTAGCAATACCAAGATTCGAGCTTCCGAGAGGGAGCTTTTTCTTTTACCAGATAATATGAAAAGAGGCGGTACGCATACGAAAACTAAAAAAGTACGCGCCGACCCGCTTTATGGCGAAAAACTCGGTTTACGATAAAACGCGAGCTGACTTTGCCGTTGATTTCATCGAATGCCTGTCTCATACCAAAGGAACGTGGGCCGGGAAGCCGTTTCTGCTGATCGATTGGCAGGAGCGGATCATCCGCGACTTATTTGGCGTGGTCAAACCGAATGGGTACCGCCAGTTCAATACCGCGTATATCGAAATACCAAAGAAAAATGGAAAACAGCTGGCGTTGGATACACCGGTCCCGACTCCGGACGGATGGAAACAGATGGGCGGCATGCGCGCCGGTGATCGTGTTTTTGACGAGCACGGTAATCCCTGCACGGTGCTTGCGCTCAGTCCAATCGATGATACGGAGCAGGCCTATCGGGTTACCTTTGGCGACGGAAGCTCAATCGTTGCCGGAGCGCGGCATCTTTGGAATGTGCAGGTGATCAATAACGGCCGAAAGGAGAAACTTCTGGAAACGCAGCAAATGTATGAAGCGTTTTCGAAGTACTGTGAACGCCATAAAAGCGATCCGTTTCGCAGCATATACAGGATAGCTGTCGCTGATGGCTTTACGTTACCGGAGGTGATTCTTCCGGTCGATCCATATTTATATGGTTATTGGCTGGGAAACGGATGTGCCACGAAGCCGGAAATTACGATCCGGACCGAGGACGTAGCCGGCGTTCTCAGACGTACAGGATATGAGATTGCTTCGCTCTGGAAGAATGTGGGCGATAGCGTTGTTGTGCGCATTCCGAAACTAAAAGCCGTCCTGTTGAAATCTTTTCGGGAGAAGCATATTCCAAGCGAGTATTTGCGCTCGTCCGAATCGCAGAGGTGGGCATTGCTCCGGGGGCTCATGGATTCCGACGGTTGTATTTCAAACGTGCGAGCGCAAAGCGTCTATGTCAGCACGGTGGAGCAGCTCGCACGGGATGTACGCGAACTGTTATGGAGCCTGGGTATAAAAAACACGATGACATCAGGCCCATCGCTGCGTTACGGAATTCCGACAGGTGAAACTTTGTACACGATTCGGTTCACATCGTTTATAAACTTGCCTACCAGCGGGCTGGCGAGAAAGCTCAAGAACCGAAATCCTGAGAAAACAACGCTAAGGCGATCGGATTTCCATTATATTCACGCGATCGACCCAATCGACGGCAAGGTTCCTATGCGTTGTATTCAGGTAGATTCTCCTTCCCACCAATATCTGGCGGGTTCGTCTATGGTGCCTACGCATAATTCGGAGCTTGCGGCGGCGGTCGCGCTGCTGTTGACCTGCGGTGACAATGAAGAACGCGCCGAGGTATACGGCTGTGCAGCCGACCGGCAGCAGGCGTCGATCGTGTTCGAGGTCGCCAAGGATATGGTCACCATGTGCCTGGCTTTGTCGAAACGGGTGAAGATACTGGCGTCGCAGAAGCGGCTCGTATATCTGCCGACCGGAAGTTACTACCAAGTGCTCTCCGCCGACGTTGCGAATAAGCATGGCTTCAACACGCACGGCGTCATCTTCGATGAATTGCATACGCAACCGAACCGGAAGCTCTTTGACGTTATGACCAAGGGCAGCGGCGATGCGCGCATGCAACCACTGTATTTTTTGATCACAACGGCCGGCGACAATACCAACTCGATCTGCTGGGAAGTGCATTCGAAGGCGAAGGATATCCTTGACGGCAGGAAGACGGACGCGACGTTCTATCCAGTCATCTACGGAACGGAAGAGAGCGATTCCTGGACCGACCCGAAGGTGTGGAGAAAAGCGAATCCATCGCTTGGGATTACGATCGGGAAAGACAAAGTTCAGGCGGCGTGCGAAAGCGCGCAGCAGAATCCCGCTGAGGAGAACGCGTTTCGCCAGCTTCGACTGAACCAGTGGGTGAAACAGGCGATCCGCTGGATGCCGATGGACGCATGGGATAAATGCGCGTTTGCGGTTGACCCGGAGGAACTAGCCGGTCGTGTATGCTACGGTGGCCTCGATCTTTCGTCCAGCACGGATATCACGGCGTTTGTGCTTGTGTTTCCGCCGCTGGATGAAACGAACAAATACATGATCCTACCGTTCTTCTGGATTCCGGAGGAGAACATCGATCTGCGGGTCCGGCGCGATCATGTGAATTATGACCTTTGGGAGAAGCAGGGCTCCCTGCAAACGACCGAAGGCAACGTTGTACATTATGGGTTCATTGAGGCATTTATTGAGCAGCTCGGTATGAAGTACAACATCCGAGAGATCGCCTTCGACCGTTGGGGTGCGGTGCAGATGGTACAGAACCTTGAAGGCATGGGGCTCACGGTCGTTCCGTTCGGTCAAGGGTTCAAGGATATGTCTCCGCCGACGAAGGAACTCATGAAGCTGACGCTGGAGCAGAGGATCGCGCACGGCGGCCAGCCGGTTCTGCGCTGGATGATGGACAACATCTATATCCGTACCGATCCGGCCGGCAACATCAAGCCGGACAAAGAAAAAAGCACCGAGAAAATCGACGGTGCTGTGGCGACGATTATGGCGCTGGATCGGGCACTGCGGAATGGCGGAGGCGGAACAGGAAGCATCTATGATTCCAGGGGGTTATTGCTGATATAAAAAAGATGCATCCGTATTTGGATGCATCTCTTGAAATTACCTGTTGTTTCTGAAGCAATCGCTGCACAGGATCGGTCGGTCGGTACGTGGTTGGAACGGAACCTGACAGGGTTTTCCGCATTCCGAACAGATAGCGTCATACATCTGACGGGAGCCGTTGCCTCTGGAATTACCCTTGCGAGCAATTCTGCAGGACTTGCAGCGCTGTGGTTCATTCGTAAAGCCTTTTTCGGCGAAAAATTCTTGCTCGCTGGCAGTAAAGGTGAATTCTTGTCCGCAATCTTTGCAGACGATGGTTTTGTCGCTGTACATTAAATACCTCTAAATAAATATTGCGTGATGCTGATTCGCACCACGCGGATGCAACTATATCTTATTATTTGCAAGAAGTCAATCAATTTCTTGCAGGAAAGGATATCAATGAATCCATTCAGATCGATCTTCCATTCCCGCGATAAGCCGAAGAACTATTTGAGTAGCAGCTTTTACAGTTTTTTCTTCGGCGGCACGTCGAGCGGGAAACCAGTGAACGAAACGACCGCTATGCAGATGACGGCGGTGTACTCCTGCGTGCGGATCCTGTCGGAAGCTGTGGCCGGCCTGCCGCTGAATGTCTATCGGTATAACGATAGCGGCGGCAAAGAGAAAGCACTGCAGCATCCGCTTTACCGGCTGCTGCACGACGAACCGAACCCCGAGATGACGAGCTTTGCATTCCGGGAGACGCTCATGAGCCACCTGCTGTTGTGGGGCAACGCCTACGCACAGGTAATTCGAAACGCCAGAGGCGAGGTGATCGCGCTCTACCCACTCATACCGGACAAAATGACAGTCGACCGCGATAATAACGGCCGGCTTTTTTATTTGTACCAGCGCGGAGCAGAGGACGCAAAAGCGGTCGGAAATGACAGGCGGGTTTATTTGCCGCCTTCGGACGTGCTTCACATCCCTGGTCTTGGGTTCGATGGCCTGATCGGATATTCTCCGATCGCCATGGCGAAAAACGCGATCGGTCTGGCCATGGCCACCGAGGAGTACGGCGCGAAGTTCTTCGCCAACGGCGCGGCCCCGTCCGGTGTGCTGGAGCACCCGGGAACGATTAAAGATCCGCAGAAGGTTCGTGACAGTTGGAATGCGGCG